GCCTCCGTTCCTCGGACCACGTGTTGGTTAGAATGGACTCCAATGCAGAACCACCAAGAATATTCAACGATGGATTCTTCTGAAGGAAACGGTTAAACCGTCGCCGTCCGAAGATTATCGAATGTTTTTTACTAGTGGGAGAGACGATCCACTGTCTCATCTGCATAAGGGGCAAGGAGTAACCACCACCACGAGAGTACGGGTCCTTAAGTATTCTTTCTGGCACAAGTACGCGATCGGGAACACCCCAGGTTAAGAATTTATCCTGGAGTTCGATCTCTTTCTGGAAGAGAGTCTCAATGGCTGAATAATCAGACCGAGTCCCCTCCCAGATGGAGAAGAGTCCCTTGCGATGTGCCTCCATATGTCGAAGTTGGTATCGGGTGTACCCCTTAAAACAGGGACCTATAGGTAGGCCCATGTTGCCCAGACTTTTGGGCCCAAAGAGGCTCCCCGGAAACGAGGAAAGAAGACGTTCGTAGCGATGGCGTACCAATGCTAGAGCTGCCCTTTGAGATCCCTCAGGAACACCCTTCCAGAATTCTGTAAGAATTCCAGAGAGTTGTTCAATTGGAAGGATCTGTTTCCCTTTATCGTCGTAGAACTCCTGGGCATAGCCCAAGAGACCGACATTCGGGACAGAGATACGCTCTAGGAGATTGGTGGATTTACTCCAGAGGTAAACCTCTGAATTGATCATGGCCATGTCGCGAGAATAGTAATTCTTTCCAACCGATTTCTTGAGACCAACATTCTTTGTATGGATCTCCCATTCTCTGTATTCTCTGGGTGACGCTGCAAAGAGGACATCATCCCCATTGACTCTAATGAATCAATCGGGGGAGAGGGCCATACAGCTAACAGCCTTGTTGATGAGACAGAGTAGGGGAAAAGAAAGGATATGACCCATCATCTGCCCACGGCAGACCGGAATGGCAGACCATTCAAGACTATCACCAATGGTCTCAATCTTGTGGTCCACACCTCGTTCATCCTTCCGATCAAGTTCGGTTACAAAAGTGGAGTCACCATCAGCTGGAAATCTAGCCCCTCCGAAGGGACTATCATTCAAGCGACCTCGGGCATTAGCTTCGAGGAAAGTGGCGACACCCAGGCTTCCGGGTTGGGACATCTGTCCTGCCCTGAGAAGAACCAAATAGATCGAGTTGAAGGAATAGGGAACAAAACGGGAAAATAATCCTTCCAGATATGACTGTCCGTACTTTCGCACAAGACGGTCTGGAAAGATGAAATCCGTATGTTCAACCATGAGGCGAGAGACATAGTCAGTGTAATGTAGGTGAATACGGTCAGTAGCTGCTTCATAGTCTCCTGAAACAAAAGATTGTCCAGGAGAAAGACGAAGGTCAGCGATGGATTGGGTAACAGGAACACCACCTATCAATTCGTAAATCGGGTCCTGACGCATGGTACTATGCCATGCAACCTGAATTGGTTTCAGGAGTTGATTAAGAAAACTTGACTTGGTGATGACCCTCACTTTAAGTGGTTCTCCCAGACCCACAG